CAAACGTGCCGGTGACGCTCGTCTGCGATGCAGTTCAATTTCATCGGCAACGCCGGTTATGGATTTCCCAATGCGCATGGCGATTGGGTGCAGGTCACAAACACCGGAAGCGTGCTGGCGAGCGCCACCTTCTCTTTCAATGCTTTCTTTCAGAACGCGCAGCCGGGCGGCGGGGCAAGCCAGGGAATAAGCATTTCGTCCGCCAATCAAGTTCAGCTCACCACCACGTTTGCAACGACGAATAATAACGTATTGATCGCGCAGAACACCGAGACGGTGAATTACGAAGTCATCGCCAATACCCCGGAGATCGCCAATACTCCGACCATCCAGTACAATTTCTGCGATCCTACGGGCACGGTCGGCATCGGCACGGAGTTCTTTGTTGGCAACTTCAATGGCGGCTCATCGACCGGACCGACCAACGGCAGCGGCAATTACGACATGACCACCGGGTTAATAATAACCCTGCCGTGATGCTCAGATTCCTCGCAATCGCACTTGGATTGAGTCTAGCCGCGACGCTGGCGCACGAGGGAATTGATACCGGCCAGATCGGCGGTCAGCCTGACGGCATACGGGCACCCAAGACCGGTAGCGTCGTTGTCGCTTATAGCGGCCCTGGCGATGTCGTGTCAGGGGCAACGGCTTGGTACGGACTGCGAGCGTATAACGCGGCGCAAGCGACCGCTGGCGCTCTCGCGGTTAATTTGCGCAATACCACGACGAATGAGACATGCGATTTCCCCGTCGTCGCTGCAGGCGGCTTGGGCGTTGCGAAGAACTGCACTCTGACATCGAACGGCTCAAGTCTTTCGACATTCTGCACGCTCGGTTGCGCCTCCCCAGAAGCCTATGATCAAAGCGGCAATGGCAACAATGTTGTGCAGGCTACGGCTGCCCAACAGCCAACATTGACGTTATCATGTTTCGGATCGCTGCCATGCCTTACCGGAGCAAGCGCTAGTTCTACGAACCTTGTGGGAACAGGGTTTACCAGTTTCACGGTCGGGACTCTCGCTGCAGTTGGTGAACGCACCGGGAATTTTACCACCCGCGCCTATCTCATGGGCGTATCGAACAACGGATATGGGTTTGCTGCTGTTGCCAATGAAATGACTTGGGGCAACGCGGCGCAAACACTTTCGCCGGTCGCCGACAGTGCCTCACATGCCACGGCAATGGTCTTTGGTGCCACTTCTATGTTGTGCGCCGACAATACTTGCAGTTCAGGAGCTATAGCCGTCCTCACAGCTCAGACTGCGGTAGGAATCCTGGCTGGCAGCAACGGCTCAATTGGATTGACGGGCCGTGAGACGGAGGCGGGGACTTGGCCGTCGAGTTTCACAGCTGGGCAGATCACCAGCATGTGTCACAACCAATATCTCTATTGGGGCACGAGCGTCGCATGCTGAAACTTCTTGCGCTTCTCATCAGCATCGCGAATGCACAAACTCTTCCTGCGGGAAATAATTATCTAGTCTTCTCGACGCAGGTCGCTGCGCTCGCGCGCTCGCAGCAACAGTGCGGGGCGCTCAAGTGCGACGGGGCAAAGACGGTCTATTGGTGGAACGTGATTGGCCCGCTCAACGCCGGAACGGCTGGCTCGGTGAGTGTTGCCGCTAATTCCTATGCCGTTGAAATTCAGCCGAGCGGCGTTTTTGCGGCAACCACGCATGCGATTACCGTTGCGCCGTGCGCTGTGGGTTGCGGCTTGACCTCACTTGAACAGGGCCAACTCGTCACCGCGGCACAGTTGCAGCCGCTATTGCCATGAGCATTAAGATCTTAGCGGTTTATCTTTTGGTGGCGCTCATCATCGCCCCGCTTTGGCTCTCCTGCTACAAGATCAAAGGCAAGAATGACTGATACCAAGCAGGTCGCGCTATTCCCGCCCAAGGCCGAGCCGCTGTTCAAGCCAGCGCGCTACAAGGTCATGTGGGGTGGTCGGGCAGGCAGTAAATCTTGGAATTTCTGCCGAGCGCTTCTGCTTTTAGGTTCGCTCCGTAAACTCTCGATCTTGTGTTGCCGCGAGATTCAAAAGTCGATCAGTGAAAGCGTGCACAAGCTGCTCGCGACGCAGATCGATCTCATGGGCATGAATCACCTCTATCGCGTGACCCAATCGCGCATCGTTGGCATCAATGGAACTGAATTCGTATTCGCAGGTCTGCGCAACAATATTCAGGCCATCAAGTCAATGGAAGGCATCGATATCTGCGCGGTGTTCGAGGCGACATTCGTCTCCGAGAATTCATGGCAAGTGCTCTTGCCGACCATTCGGCGTGACGCGCCGCACGGCCCATTCGGCCAAGGTTCGGAAGTCTGGGTCGAGTTCAATCCTGAGCTCGCGAGCGACTATACTTGGCGCTATTGGGTGCTTGATCCGCCAGAAGGCACTGTCGTCATCGAGATCAACTGGCGCGACAACGAGTGGTTCCCAGACTACTCGCGCAGACAAAAGAACGAGATGCGCAAGCGGGACTACGAGGCCTATCTCACCACATGGGAGGGCCGCGTCCGCAGGGTGCTCGCCGGCGCGATCTACGCCAAGGAACTGGAAGCCGCCGAGCGCGAGAAGCGGATCAATCCGAAGGTTCTGGTCGACCGCTCCAAGCCCGTTGACATCTCATGCGACCTTGGACGTGCCGATACCTGCGCACTGACATTCTGGCAGCAGGTCGGGATGCAACACAACGCAGTCGATTGCTACGGTAATTTCGGCTATGACTGGTCGCATTACCTGCAAGAGATTCAGAACCGCAAGTATATCGTCGGGCGCATCTATCTCCCGCACGACGCCGCCAACGAGCAGCTGGCCGCATCCAAGAGCATCAAGCGCCAGACCATGGAAGCCTATCCCGGCGATGGCCGCGTCATCACCGTGCCCCGGACTTCGAGCGTGGTGAATGATATCAATGCGGTGCGCTACACGTTCCCGCGGATGTGGTTCAACGAGGTCAACTGTTCCGATCTGCTGACGGCGCTCGCGCACTACCGCTTCGAGGTCGATCCCGATACCAAGGAAGTCGCTGACAAGCCCTTGCATGACTGGGCCTCGCACTTCGCCGATTCCGTGCGCTGCTACGTCATGGGCCTCAAGAGCGTCGGCGACAACAAGCTTCGTCCGCAGCGCAACGTGCCGACGCCACTCGCACCGCGACGCGACGGGCTCAACTGGATGAACGGGTGACCGATGCCGGAAACCGATATGAGCCGTGTTCTGGAAATCCTGCACTGCTCGGTGGCAGCCGCATCGGTCGATTTGAATCGATTCGGCGCAAGGCTTGCAGCCAAGCCTGTGAACCCGGACAAGAAAGCGCTTGTGGAAGCTGCAGCGCGTAAGTTGAACGCCACAATGAAGGTTCTCGATGGAGCGCTTGAGTGAGAAAGTGGCACAAACTTGCGATGGCTTCCGTCTCGCATAACGCCCTGCACCGTCACATGGGTCCGATGCAACTGCGCGACATCGATCGCATCGTCAACAAGGCGATTTACGAATCGTATGGATTGCGTAGCTGATGGCGCGTCGCCCAGTTGTCGACGAGGACGATAAGTTCAAGTCGGAACAGAAGCTTGTTCTCGACGAGGCGAAGGAGCGCTGGAAGCGCGCCGCCGAGTGGGAAAGCGAATGGCGGCAACTGGCACTTGAGGATATCAAGTTCGCCAACGGCGATAGCGACAACGGCTGGCAATGGCCGGAGAGCGTCAAGAACGACCGCGACGTCAATAACCGGCCGTGCCTGACGGTCAACAAGACCAAGACCATCGTCCTGCAGCTCGCCAACGAAGCCAAGCAGAACCCGCCTGAGCCGCGCATCAAGCCGGTCGGCGACAAGGTATCGTTCGATGCCGCGCAGGTCTGGGAAGGCTTGATCCGCCACATCATGTACGTCTCCAACGCCAGCCAGATCTTCGGCGCGGCGAAGGAGAACCAGCTCGAGGCGGGCATCGGCTATTGGCGTATCGTGCACGACTTCGTCGATGACCGCGCCTTCGATCAGGAGTTGAAACTCGCGCCGCTTGATCCGTTCGAGGTCTATCTCGATTGCGACATCAAAAGCCCCGACGGCTCCGACGCCATGTGGGCCTTCATCTTCACCGAATATAACCGCAAGGAGTTCGATAGGCTGTTCCCCGAAGTCACCTTGCCGCGCATCGGTTCCGGCACGGGCTTCGACGACCGCGATGATTGGGTGCGCAAGGACAGCGTGCGTGTCGCCGAATACTACCGCATCAAGATCGTCGAGGATGAACTAATCTATCTCGAGGATAGCAGCGGCGAGACCTGGAGCGGGTTCCGCAGCGAAATGCCTCCCGGCGGCATCTGGACCAAGAAGCTCAAAGAGTATCAGGACGGCAAGACCGGCGGCGACTTCAAAAAGCGCCCGGTCAAGAACCGCCAGCTCGAATGGTTCAAGATCGCCGGCGACGAGATCATCGATTCCACGACTTGGAGCGAGGACCGCAAGCTCAAGGGCAAATACGTTCCGATCGTTCGTGAGCCAGGCCGAGAGCGAAGGATCGAGGGCAGGCTCTATCGCGCTGGCATCGTGCGGGCGATCAAAGATGCGCAGCGGATGTATAATTACTCGACTTCGGGAGAGATCGAGGTCGTCGCGCTACAGACGAAAACGCCGTGGATTGTGGCGGCGGCTTCCATTGAGGGTAATGAAGCAGCTTGGAATAACGCCAACACGACCAATGCTGCCTACCTGACATTCAAGCATGTTGACGAGGATGGTGACCCCATCCCGCCGCCACAACGCACCGAACAGCCGACGCCAGCCCAAGGCTTTCTTGAGGGCATTCGCATTGCTGCCGCCGAAATGGAGATGGCGTCAGGCATCAAATCAGCGCAGGAGCAGAATCCGGCGCTCGAACGCACGCCGAAAGCTATTGACCAGCGCATGCGCGCCGGCGAGGTTACCAATTACGATTTCACCGATAGCGAGATGCTCGCGGTCCGACACACCGCTGTGATCCTAATTGACCTCGCGCCGCACATCATGGACACCGCCCGTATCGTCAAAATGCGGGCCAAAGACGGCACCATCAGCGACGTCCATATCGATCCTGATAGCGAAATCGCTTACCAGAAGGACAATCCCACGGGCGAAGACAAGGCCATCAAGGTTCTGTTTAACCCGACCATCGGCAAGTTCGCGGTTGAGGCTGATGTCGGACCGGCTTATGCGACACAACGGCAAGAGGCATGGGCGGCCTTCGTCGAGATCACGACGCGCTCGCCGGAACTCATGAACATCATGGGCGATCTGGGCTTCCTCGCCGCCGACTTCCCGATGGCGCAGGAGATCGCCGAGCGCATCCGCCGCAACATCGAACAGAACATGCCGTGGCTGCTCAAGGACAGCCAGATCGGGCCATTGGTGCAGAAGCTCCAGCAGGACAATGGCGACCTTACGAAACAGGTCGGCGAGCTCATGGAAAAGCTTGCCGAGTATCGCATCAAGGTCCGCGGCAAGGACGAATTGCGCGATATCGAGATAGCCGATGCCGAGAACAAGCGGCTGACGGCCGAGGCCGGTGCGGTCGAGAGCCTGATCAAAGTCGGCGAAGGCCACGGCCTCAAGAAGCTCATCCAGCAGACCCTGGCCGAGATGCTGGGCTTCGATCCGAACCAGATCGAGAAAGGCGAATAGGGACGTTATCGCCGAACAACAGACACAACCCGCATCGAACGGCGCCGCCAATGGCTAAGTCCCGCATCGGCAAGGCGCTAGCGGCCGGCTGGAACGCGGTGCGCGGGCGGGAACGGACGATGTCGACGCCGTCGACGCCAGCCAAATCGACCAAGACCCAGCGCATGCGGGCCATCGTCAAGACCTCCGGCAAGCAGGCCACCGATCATACGAAGCCACTAGCCGAAGAGAAATCGCTCAAGGGCCGCACACGGCGCACCCTGGTGAAACGTGAACGGCAGAGGAGAGGAAAATGAAGAAGCACCACGACGAAAAAGGCCGCCATGCGCCGGCGCAGTCGAAGATCGCCAAGTCAATGAGGGAATATAAGGAAGGCAAGCTTCACAGCGGTTCCAAGCATGGTCCAGTGGTGCATAGCCGCGCCCAAGCTCTCGCAATTGGCGAATCCGAAGAGCGAAAGGCCAAGCACGGCGGCAAGAAGAAGCATCACAACGGTGCCAAGCATCACGAGAAGAAGATGCACGAGCACAAAAAGCACCACGGCAAGCATCATCTCAGCGCCAAGAAGCGCGAGCATGAGCACATGGAAAAGAAGAAGCGGCACGAGAAGGAGTAGCCGATGATCAGAACGCGTTGGCTCGCTCTGCATGTTGGTTATCAGAGCGAATTCGATTTGCCGTGGGGGTTTTCTATCGGTCTGTTTCCTCGAACTGCGGAAGGCGGAAGCCGTTATCGGTTCTGCATGACCTTCGGATTCGCGTTGCCGCAATTCATTTGGTACGACCGCCATTGGCATGCGAATGAGGTTGGCTATCTTGCGGCATTGCCAGTGCTCCGCGCCAAGCCAAAGCGTTGGCTGTTGCGCGGCGTAGGCCTACCGATCACCTTGCGCATCTATATCCCGTCCCGCGACTGGGAATGGACAGGACCGCGCAATTACCCGTATATCGGTAGCAAGATTCAGGGACCGAGAAAGCCCGAATTCATGCAAGCGGCTATGGAAGAAGATGCCTGACGAACAGCCGGAAGAGCCGAAGATTTACAAGCGTCCCGGCCTGCACTTGATCACGCACGCCTGTTGTGAGAAGGCGCGGTTTGTCGAGGAGGAGGGCGTCGAGTATTTCAAATGCCCCAAACACGGTACGCGCGAAGTAAAGCCGGAGGATTTCCTGTTATGAGCTTCGTGTATCTCTTCGGCGTTCCCGCGGTCGTTCTCTTCGGCTATGCGCTCTATGTGATCGTCTCCGGCGCGCCGCATCAGGGGCCGACATAATGAAGCGTCTGACAGCCAAATTAGTTCGATCACTATTCGACTACGACCCGCTAACCGGAATCCTTCGTCGAAAGAGCACGGGCGCGACTGGCTATCGAAGGCGGGATGGTTATTTGGTTTTCAATGTCTTAGGCAAAGTACAAAAATCTCATCGCCTGATTTGGTTGATGGTTTATCGCCGGTTACCTCGTAAACCTAGGGAGATTGATCACATTAATGGCGATCCTTCGGACAATCGGCTGAGCAATCTGCGAATTGCTACTCATGGCCAAAACCTGCAAAACGCCAAGTTGCAGCGTAACAATGCCCTTGGGATAAGGGGCGTCTATATTTTCAATGGCAAATATCGTGCGCAGATTAAGGCCAATCGTCAGCAAATCCACCTAGGAACCTTTTCGACAATAGATGCCGCGATTGAAGCTAGGCGCGTTGCCGTGCAAAAATTGCATGGAGAATTCGCCCGTGGTTGAGAAAACAATACAGCATCACGCCCGCGAGCTCGCCGCGATCTTCTACGAAGGTGTCCGCGCCGCCGAGAGCCAAGATCATAAGGTCCAGATCCGCCAGCGTGGCCGCATCTTGCTCAATATCGAGCCTAAGCTGTTCGCCAAGACCTATCCGACGCTCAAGGACTATCTCGCCGGCCGCAAGCACGGTCGCGAAGAGCGCTTCCCTGACGGGACCATTCGCCACATCGATGACGGTTCGGTACGCTACGACACGCCGGGCTGGCTGCATTGGTATAAAGGCGCTCGCGAGCAACTGACCGAGATGCTGTCGATGCCGCAGGTTCACCAGAACCTAAAGGATGCGATCTACGCGGCACTGCTCGAAGACCGTGAGAAGGAATTGAAGCAGACCGATCCGCGGCTGTCGCCGAATGTCACGCAAGCGCCGCTCGGCAGGCTAGGAGGACTCCGATGAGCCTCGACCAAGACGATGACAACTACGGCGTCGACACCCTTCCCGACGGCGATGTCCGCATCCGCCTTGGCGCGGTCATGCCGTTCGATATTCCGCCCGAGGCCGCCATTCGCTTGGCCGGGCTGCTGCTCAAGAAGGCGGGCTGCGAGATTCTGTTCCGCCAAGGCAGCATGAAGGTCAAGTTCCCGCGCGGCTTCGAGTTCGGCAACGAACTTGCGGTCATCGAGCATCGGAAGGTCAGCTAACCCGGTCCGGGCCGGTCTACAATCCCGTGCAGGAGAGAACTATGCGCATCCGCTACCCCTATGAGTTCCATAACCCCCTCATTTGCCTTGCCGACGGCGATCCCCCGCCAGACCCCGCAGGAGGCGCAGGAGCGCCCCCGGCCGCTGCGGGCGGTGATACGCCGCCAAACCCCGATCCTGCTGCGGGTGCTTCGCCCGCGGACGGTAGCCCCCCGGTTCAGCCGCCCGTAGTCGCAGCCCCGCAGCCGGACCCGAACGCTTGGAAGGACAAGCAGATCGACCGGCAGCACCGGAAGATCAAGGAACTTGAGACCCAAGCGGCAAAAGCTGCCGATCTTGAGGCCGAGAATGCCAGGCTACGGGAACTGGCTGGCAGGACGGCCCCCGCCGCGCCTCCGGTGGCTCCTGGTGCGCCTCCCGCCGCCCCGCCCGTTACGGCTACGCCGCCCGCGCCCGCAGCACCTGCGGCCCCCACGGACGCGATTGCCAAGGCCCGCTTTGATATCGAGGTCGAGAACCTCACCAAGCAGGTCACGGCGGAACCGGAGTGGCCGACAGTTGCTGCCAACCTGCAGAAGATGGGCGGCGTTCCCCCCGATGTCATGAACGGCATTTTCGCCAGTGACGATCCGGCCTTCGTCCTGATGACGCTCGGCAAGGACCCCAACAAGTTCCAGGAAATCCTCGATCTGCCGCCGCAGAAGCAGACCGCGGCGCTGATCAAGATCGGGATGCAGCAGACCGCACCCAAGCCTCCGGTCCGGCCGTCAGGGGCACCGCCGCCCGTGGCTCCGGTGGTTGGCGGGGCAGGGGGGCAGGCTCCGGTCACCGGCTCAGTCGACCTCTACGACCCCAAGATGCAGATGGCAGGGCCGCCGCTTAAGGAATTCGAATCGGTCAAGTGGAACCCAAGGGCCGACGAATACGATCCGGCCTGGTACGCCGAACGGGCGCGGCAGAAGCGCGAGAGTACCGGGCGCCCATGGTCGCTCAGCAAGACCGGGCAGCGGTGATGCGCGGCCTATTCAGCCAGTGGAAATACTTCGACGATCCGACGCTCGACGTGAAGGGCGGCGATATCGTCATGACCACGCACGGTTACAGGCCGTCGTGGTGGCGGCGGGCGTGGTGCGAATTGAACTGCTTGTGGATCAACCGACGCTCCGGTTTGGCAGCTTACTGGCCGGGTCGGCCCAATAAGCGCGAAGCCTCTCAGCGCGCCGAGCCTTGACGATCTGGCCTTCGGGGCTGGCCCAATAAGCTTCCATCTTGGCTTTCTTGGCCGCACGTCCTTCGTCGCTCATGGTTCTTTTTGGGATAGCTAGGCGCTGCGGTGAATTAGGATCGGCCCAAATGGCCTTCTGTGTCTCCGATTTGCGCTTGCGAAGTTTCTCAGTCTGCGCAGCCTTCATCGTTTCGGATTGCCGTGCTCGCTCGGCGGGGTCGGCGTAACGAGCCTTCATCTTAGCGGAATGCTTAGCTCTGGCGTCCGGGTCGTCCCAACGGCTTGTCGTTTGACGATGATAGCCTGAACTTGGATCGGCCCACGCAGCTTTGACCGATGCTGCGAGATTCTTCTTCGCAAGTGGCGTGATGGTGAAGTGGTCATTACCATCGTTTGAAATGAAGTAATTGTAGCAGGGGGCGGCTGCGACATGCCGCACTTCAGCCGCATAAGCCTCCTCTTTCGTGAAGAGACCGCGTTCGAGGATGGTGAATGGAAAACGCTCCCAACCGAGCGCGTTCCAATCGTCTTGGAGTTCTCTGACCCAATGTCGGTTGTGCCTCAAAGCACTTCGATGGTTCGACCATCTGGCGCCCCTATCTAAGGTGCAGCCGACGTAGCGTTTGCCTGTCGTCTCGTTGGTAATCGCGTAAATGATGCGTTCGCGTCTCGGCGCGTTATCCGATGCTCGGTCCTGGCCGTCTCCAGTGCGACGCGTCTCGGCGCTTCTAATACCGATGCTCGCTGTCCCGGCAGCTTCGTCCGGTGCATTGCTCATCTTCAACCCTCCAGTTTGAGCACTGGGATCACCGTCGCTGAAAGGCGGCATTCCTCCAATGCTTGTCGCGTAATCAATGCATAGCGCGACAATGTTTGTCAAGGAGACGAACGTGGCCAATTCGATACTGACGATCTCGATGATAACTAGAGAGGCGATTGAGCTTAAATGAAGGGCTCCGGCGAGGAGCAATCTTCGCTGACAAACTGGGTGAAACGGGGAACATCTCTCTGAGACAATCCCGTAGGAAGCCGCAGCGGGCAATTGATGCTGTGGAACCTCTAGAGACTAGGCTGTGAGTCCCAACAATAATCAGCCCACGAGCGCCCAGCTCCTCAACCGAGGATGAAGATATAGTCCACTCTATGCGGCGACGTGTAGAAAGCACCGGATAAAGAGCCGGTGTGAAGAATAACTGGCTTTGTGAATTCAAACGCCTTCATCAAAAATATTGATAGACAGTTCGACGACGAGTTCGGCCGCAGCGGTGCCAAGATCGGCTCGCAGCTGCGCATTCGCCTGCCCAACGACTTCATCGTCACGTCTGGTCCTGGGGTGTCCGTGCAGGATACTTCGGAACAGCAGACCGTGCTCACGATGTCGACGCAGCAGCATGTCGACGTGTCGTTCTCGCAGGCGGACCTTCTGCTCAGCTTGGACGACTTCGCCGAGCGCATTCTGTTGCCCATGATGAACAACCTCGCCGGCTCGGTTGCGGCGACCATCATGAGCAATACGGAAGGCGCGATCGCGGGCATCCAGGCGAATCTGGACGGCGCCGGCAACATCCAGACCCCGAACGCCGGCACCTATCTGCAGGCTCGAGCACGTCTGAACGACAACTCGGCGCCGATGCCGGCCCGTAAGGTGATCAACGATCCGTGGACGGAAGCCCGTGTGGTGCAAAGCCTCACCGGCCTTCTGAACCCCGGCTCGGCGATCTCCGAGCAATACTACGAAGGCGTGATGTATCGCGCTCTCGGCTTCACCTGGTTCATGGACCAGACGGTGATCAAGCACACCACGGGGTCGTTCACCGCGGGCACCGTCAATGGCGCCAACCAGACCGGCCCAACGCTCGTGACCAACGCCATCACCGGCACGCTGGTGGCGGGCGATATCATCACCATCGCCAGCGTCAATGCGGTCAACCGCGTCACCAAGCAGACTACGGGCATGCTGCGGCAGTTCGTGGTCACTACGAACGCGGCGTCGGGAGCGACGTCGCTTTCGCTCTATCCATCGATCATCCCGGCCTCGGGCGGCAACGCGGTGCAGTACCAGACCGTGACCGTCTCTCCGGCGGCGAACGCGGCGATCTCGCTTTACACGCTAGCGTCCGTCACCTTCCGGCGCAACTTCGCCTAGGCGCCGCAGATGATCACCATGGCGACCGGCGACCTGCCGATCCCAGCCAACCTGCAGCAGTCCGCACGCCACCGTTACGATAACGTGTCGATGCGGTCGCTGACGCAGTATCAAATCGGGACGGATCAGGAGATAACTCGGCTTGACATTTTGTTTGGCAGCCTCAGTCCGAGACCAGAATGGGGGTGTCTGATCGCAGACGCTCTGTAAATAGATCAATGACTTAGCCGTGCACTTGCCTTACTCAATATGAGTTGTTATTTATCTCCATGTCACAATGGAGATAACAATGGGTGGCAGACGGCAAAGTAAGTTGATCCCTGATCTATTGGCGCAAATACAGCGTCAGCCAAACGAAACGGACGACGAATGGGCGCGGCGGTACAATCGAGAACGCCGCCGCGCCTATCGATCACTGAAACCGAAGGGGCCAAAGCGACTTCGTGGTCCTGATAAGAAGCTACGCAAGAATGCGTCGTCGCCAGAAGTCAGGGCAGCGCTTGAATACTTGCCTGGCGAAACCAAAGAAGAGCGCCGCCGCCGATATCAGAAATTGAATGTTCGTTATTGGCGGCAGCGCAACAAAGAGAAGGATGCTGAGCAGCGCAGGATCAACCAGCGAACCCCAAAGTATAAAGCCAAGCGGGCCGAATGGATCGCTAAGAATCCTGAGAAGTGGGCCGAGATGCAAGCCCGCTATCATGCGAAGGTCAGACACAAACGCATTGCATCATTGGAAGCTTGGCGCGCAAAGAACCCTGAGCGTGTCAAACAAATTCGCCGCGAATGGTTTGCGAAGCGTCCGGGCTATATGGCCGCCTACCTCACTAAATATCGCGAGCGTGCTGTTCGAGCTACTCCGCCTTGGATGTGGGCGATGTTTGGAAAAGAGGTCGAAGCAAAGTATCGTGAGTGCGCACGCATAAGTGCAAAGACTGGCATTCCACATCAAGTCGACCATACTTATCCACTTGCGGGCAAAACTTCTTCCGGCCTGCACGTACCCTGGAATTTGCAAATCCTTCCGGCTACCGTGAATGGACGGAAGCACAACAAGTCGCCGGAAGAGTTCGGCGCTTAACACAGGAGCCCTAAAATGCCTACCGTCGGTACTTCAAAAATTCACAAGCCCCGTCGCATGGAATCGCGCAAGGTTTCGTTTTATCAAGGCGCCTTGAAAGGCCCGGAGAATAAAGGTCGCCGTGAAGTTTATCGGAAGACCTATACCAAGTCTTTGACCAAGTCCCGCAAGGGTAAGCACTAACTCGAACCAAAGGGAATCATAGCCATGCCCGACACCATCAAACTCGACCCCAAGGCGACCGCCGACCGCTTGCGTCCGCTGCTTGCCAAGGAACCGCCCGCCCCGCCTGCCGAAGACCAGAGGAAACTCGCGTTCCTCGAGGAGGTCTGCAAGTTGCTCGGGATTGAAGCGAATGCCCTCAATGTCTCGCACATCGCCAATCTGATGGCGAAGGCCGGCATCGAGCAGCATGTGGTCGACGACTATCCGAAGGCCCTCAACGGCAAGGACAGCCGCGGCCGGATCATTCCGATGGTCTGGAATACGGGCCATGCCAATGCCGGCAATTCCGTCATCTTTGAGAGCGAGGAAGACGAAAAGGAATTCAAGGAAGGCGATGCCGTGATCGCCACCGAGTATGGATTGGCACCGCGTCGGCCGGCACCGCCCGTGCCCGCCAAGGACCCCGCGGCCGCCGCGTAATTCAAGGCTCGCAAGTGGCCGGGTGCCCGCAAAACCTGGTCCAACTTAGCCGAGAGGGTGCGGGAAACCGGAGCGGCGTTAGTACCGCACCCCGATCTCAAGCAAAGGAGGCCCTGTGATGGCCCACAATTCTTCCATTCCCGATTCGCCGCAGACCAACGAGAAGTTCTTCCCGACCTGGGCGAAGAACGCGCCTCCGGGCCAGAGCGGCCACCCATTCCCCAAGATGCTGGTGCGCGCCTTCACCAAGGAGGACCGCCCGGTGTGGCTGGAGAAGAACCGCAAGATCGACCGCAACACGCGCGACGAATATTACGAAGAGCGCTGCCCCAAGATCGGCGACCCGATCCCGATTGCGGCGACGCAAGAGGTGGTCGACGCCGGCTTCGCGCCGAATGTCGGTTCCGATATCGTCGTGAATAACTCCGAGGACGAGGAACTGGTCTGCGAGATGCTCGGCATCGACGTCAACCGACCGCTACCTGGATCAATCGCCATTCCTATCAATCTCGGGCCGTCGGCGAACGAGACGCGGCTCGCGGAAGAGAACGCAGCACTCAAGAGGAAGCTCGCGGCTGCGGAAGGTGACGACGAGGACGAAGCCCCGGTCCGCCGCCGGCGCCGCAAGAAGAAGGTCAAGGCCAAGCGCGCGCCGCGTTCAGTCACCATCGAGCAACTCGGCGACGAGGACGAATAGCCTAGATGTCCACGGTAACGGGCACGTACACCGTCAATGACGTTGTAACGGCCGCTTACAAGATGTCGGGGCTGTTGGCCCGTGGCCAGACGCTCAACGGCGGGGAGATTCTCGACGGCCAGAACCTCCTCGCCCGCATGCTGGCACAATGGAACGTCAAGACCTGGCTGGTGTTCGAGAAGCTCGACCTGGCCTTTGCTGCCGATGGCCGTGATGTACCCTACACAGTCGGGCCCGCAGGCAATTTCCCGCTCACGCCGCGCCCAGACCGCATTGAGGCGGCCTATCTGCGCATTCTCGGTTCCGGCACCGGCCTACCCGTCGACCAGATGCTCAAGCAAATCCCGGCGCACGAGCAATATGCCGAGGTGGCGCTCAAGAACCTCGTAGCGTTCTCCAAGGCGTATTTCTACGACACGGCGTCGCCGGTCGGGAATCTCTACGTGTATCCGTGGCCGCAGGGCGGTGGCCTCTACGAAGTCCACATTATCTGCAAGAACGTGTTCCCGCTGATCCTGCCGCTGACGCTATCGCTTGCTGGGCTGCCGCCCGCTGCGGGTGCCGCGATGGAGTTCAATCTCGGCAAGCGCCTGCGCCAATTCTACGGCAAAGGGTTGCGGCCTGACCCAGAACTCAACAAGCTGGCGAAGGATGCGCTCGACACGCTGCGGTCCAGTCAGATCCAAGTGCCCGAGTTGAAAATGCCGGCGGTACTTAGAACGCGCACGAAGTACAATATCTACGGCGATTTTTCTTACGGCTGGTTGATCTGCGGCGTTGCTTTGGCGCAATTCGCGCACCTCATAAACGGAGCCTTTACATGAAATCCGCTCGCAGCTTCGGCGCGGCCTTCGCTCTTGTCTTGATCGGGGCCATTGCAGCGTTCGCCTCGCAATCGTCGTTCTGGAACGGCGGCAGCGTCACGCCCGGTCCGTGGCTCGGCGATTACAACTTCAACATCAACCGACTGTTCTCGGCGCATGCGCAAGATAACGGCATGGGCTATTCGCCGTCGCTTTCGGTGTCGCAGACCTCGGGCCAGGCCAATTGCACGCAACTGCAGCAGGACGGGCTTATCGAGGTCAAGACCTCTGCGGGCACCGGCTACGTCTGCCTTCCCTCGGCCATTGCCGGCAAGCGCACGATGATTGGCAACGGTTCCACGCAGACCATCGATCTCTACAGTTCGGCCACCCCCGGCGTGCAAGGCGGCGCCACGGACACGATTAACGGCACTGCCGGGACAACCCCCTATACCGGCCTCACCAACGGCAAGACCGCCGTCTGCATCGCCTCAAATAACGGGGCTTGGTACTGCGGTTCCATCAGCTAACGCACACAGGAGAGCGGCAATGAAACGATGGTCTAATTTCGGTCGCGGTTTCGGAGCGGCCTTCGCGTTGGTGTTACTCGGGTTCATCGTGGCCAGGGCTGCGAGCGTCTTGCCGCTGCCCGGAACCAACGGCCCGTCACTTGGGGATACGATCACCAACCTCTACTCGGTGACCCAAGCGCTCGAGAACAACACGTTTTCGAACTACTACTCGATCACCACGGTCAGCACGACGTTGACCCAGGCTGGGTGTACGCAACTCAATACCGGCATGACGTTCCTGACCGCGACGCTCGGCGGCACCGGAGCGGTTTGTCTGCCGACGGCGAGACCTGCCGCTGACGTTTACATCGCCAACAATACGGGGCAGACGGTTGACGTCTTTTCGAGCGCCACGGCATGGTCTACCGCCCAGAACGACGCCATCAATGGCACCACCGGCACCACGGCTTACACCGGCATGACCAACGGCAAGAGCGCGGAATGCTTCGCTCCGGCCGGCGGGTCGTGGTGGTGCGTGTCCGGTAACTGATGCTTTCTGACAAGATAGGGAGGTTAGAATCGCCAGAATCCCTATTTTGGGAGGATCGTACAAGCAGGCCTCGCTAATCGCGGGGGCGCAGCGTTCGGTCAACCTGTATTGTGAAAAGAACGCCGAGTCTGCTCAGGCTCCCGTCAACGTCACGCACTACTCGCGCCCAGGGAATACCCCTCTGGGCGCACCGCCTGCTCCGGGTCCGGGCCGCGGCCTCTACGTTTCGACGCTTGGCGATCTCTATGCCGTGGTCGGCCAAGCGGTCTATTGGATCAGCCCGGATTGGGCATTCACGCTGGTCGGCAACCTGCTGCAGCCGGGCATCACTCCAGTCTATGCGGCGGACAATTCGACCGACGCCTTCATGGTCGATGGCTCGACCACGGGCTATACGATCTTGCTCAAAGCCGGAGCGCCGGGCACATTTGGCACCTCGGGCGATCCGAACTATCTCGGCGCGGATCGGGTCGACTTCCTCGATTACTTCCTGATCTTCAATCAGCCCAATACGCCGAACTGGTACTCGACGCTTGAGAATTCGGTCTCGTTCAACGCGCTCTACTTCGGCACCAAGACGGCATGGCCGGACAATGTGATCGCGATCATCGCGGTCGAGCGCCAAGCCTGGATCATGGGCAAGTATAAGGCTGAAATCTGGACCAATAACGCCACGGTGCCGTTCCCGTTCGGCATCCTAAGCGGCAATATCATCGAGCAGGGTTGCGCCGCCAAATACTCGCTCTGCAAGCAGGATGTGAACTGCTACTGGATATCGCAGTCCCCGGAAGGCTCGCGCATGGCGATGCGCGGGGCGGGACAGCAATCGCAGCGCATATCGACCAACGCCATCGAGGAGGAATGGCTGACCTATCCGCGCGTTGATGACTGCATCGGCGTCACCTATCAAATCCGCGGCCATCCGTTCGTCGAATTCCACTTCCCGACTGCGGACCGGACCTGGGTGTTCGACGAGAGCACGCAGGAATGGCACGAGAAGGCCTATTACGACACCAACGGCGTGCAGCACCGGGCGCGCGATCTGTTCAAGGCCTACGCCTACGGCAAGAACGTGGCGCAGGACTGGAGCTCGGGGCAACTTTACCTCGTTGACGAGACCAACTACTCCGATAACGGCATGCCGATCGTCTACCGCCGCGGCATTCCGCATTTACTGGACAACGAGAACTTCGATCGCGTCACGGTCTGGCGTCTCATCGCCGACATGGAATGCGGCAACGGGCCCGGTTATCCCGTACCTACATTGACCGGCTCACCGTGGACGTTGGGCTTCAATGCCGGATTCGGCCCCACCGGGGTGCTTAACGAACCGCCCCAAGTTACTCTGCGCATCAGC